AAAGGATAATTTGGTTTATGACTGTTACTCATGCCAAAAGACGTATCCTTACCCGAGCCGAGCAACGCGGGCTGAGGTGAAAACCCTTGAGCATTCAGGTATCACAGTCCCTGAAAAGCCGCCACGTGTGTCTAGTAACAGGACATATGCACAGGTTACCAAGCCAGAAGCCAGGCTTGGAGAGCGACTTCAAGCTGTCACTTGCGATGCTGAGACACAGTACGAACACCAACCGAAGGGTAAAGTGTACGCCTGTTCAGTTAGTGGTGATAGCATCTCGATTACATCGATCGAGAGCAAGCCCACCCGCACTAAACTCCGTAATATGAAAAGGACGGAGAGCAGGAGGGCCATGAGGTCACTCTGCAGTAACATTGCTTTAGAGGTAGTGTCACTGTTAGACGGTGAAAAGGCTCCTGTTGGAGAGAAGGCTAGTGTTAGTAATGAGGACTCTGATAGTATCGGCTCAAGTAGCGATCTTAGGAGTTCGAGTGAAGCTATCACGCCAGCTCTACCAACCATTCCCGAGAACGGGAAGGCATGGAGCGTTGAGGGAAAGTGCGATAAAGCGGCCAAGCCAGAGGAAGAAACTGAGCCTGAGGTTAAGCGATTTGATTCGCTTACAGCCGGTAAGCATACACCCCGTGGAGACCAAGATAAGACAGAGTTTGATGGACGACTGTTGGGTTTCATTGGAAGGGATAAGAGGGCTGGACGCCGTCATGAGCTTGATGTTCTAGACGAGGAGTTGAAAGCTTACCTTTCCATTGAGATGATTGGTCTGAAAGCAACCGCGGCACACGCAAGTGTGCTAGCTCGGAAGGCTAAAGCCTGGTATGCAGCTAGTGATGTGGAGCTAACCGAGACTGAAAAGTTGAGGAGCATTGAGTCATGTGTCGCCGCCGCGATGGTACCTAGTATCGGAGCAGAGGAGAGAAGGCAGTGGCTCAAGTCGGGTGTCAATAACCTGGCTATCCACAAGGCTGCACGAATGGCAGATGGTGACCTCGGTGGTCGAAGGACGTTGTTGGGACTTTTCCGTAGGAAAGTGTCGACACTGCCTAAGACCGGGAGTGCACCAGCCTGAGAACCCGAGGGGTTGGTCCGAGAGGGTGTGTGTTGGGGCGAGATCGAAGGAAACGATCTCGACACACTCATCGGAGCAAGGGTGACTAAAGTACCTGTCATGAACCCTTGCGAACATAAAACGCGCATATATCAAGTGGTTAAACTGCCACCGTTTGTAGATGCTGCTGAATGTGGTGTATACCAAGCTTGTTGGAGAAACGAGCTTGCGTCACTAACTAAACGGCATCTTATTACGGAGGGAGAACCACAAAGGGAGAACCTTATGCGGTGTCGGAAACTGGTGTTTGAACTGTTCTCACATTTAAATGTGGGTCCAATGAAAACGCCGGAGGAAGTCATTAGGCATAAAGGTACACCTGCTGGCCGGAGACGATACCAGCAGGCCTTTGATAATGTGCGTACCCTAGGGTGGCGAGCCGGCATTGCTCGAGTGTCCGCTTTCGTTAAAATCGAAAAGTGGGACGTGAAGAGTTTAGGTGTCAAGGCTCCTCGTCTTATTCAATTCCGGTGTTACGAGTACTGTGCTTTAATATCCCAGTATCTACTTGCCATAGAGGAAGTTCTATGGAAGTATGAGACGAAAGGGATTCCTGTGTTTGCCAAGAATATGAACAGTTTTAAAGTTGCTGAAACAATCATTCAAATGGGTGATGATTTCAGTGACCCAGTTTATGTCTTGGCCGATCACAGTAAGTTCGACTCGTGCATCACGATACCCTGGATATGGCTCGAAAAGGAAGCATACTTAAGTGTGTTTAAATGTGAGCTATTTTCAGAGTTATTGGACCATCAGTTCAGAAACAAGTGCTACACCAAGAATGGTGTGCGTTATGAATGTGATGGTAGGAAAATGAGTGGCGAGTATAACACCTCTTTAGGCGGTTGTCTAATTAACTACGCTGTGTTAAGTGATGTTTTCAGGTCTGTCAGGCATCGATTACTCATCAACGGAGATGACAGTGTCATCTGTATTGAGAGGAAAGATCTGGCAAAACTGGACCTATCACCGGACGTTTGGAAGGCGTATGGTTTTAAGACAGGATGGGAAGTGGTTGACGAGATCGAGAAAGTCAGTTTTTGTCAAGCGCAGCCTATCCAGCTAGAAGAGGGAAAATGGCGTATGGTTCGTGAACCGAGACGCGCCATTGGGAGATCCACCGTCTCCGTTAAGAGATACGAG